CTGGAGTTGCAGTTGCTTTGATAGGTATCGCTGCAGCGGGACTTGGTTTGTTTCCAGCAGTAGTTGGGATAGGTGCTATGGCCTTTGCTATGGGTGGACTAGCCTTGGCAATAATTGGATTGACAGCAGCACTCTGGGGACTTGTTGCAGCAGCGAAAGCTTTCGAAGAAGTCGGAGGATTCGTGAGCAATGTAGTAGGAGGTATTACTAGTGGTATTGGCAATCTTGGAAACGCATTAATGTCTCTGTGCTTCCGACATGCGATGCCAACTGCAAAGAAATTTGGAGAAGTAGTATCGGATGTGACTGACAAGACTGTTGGGTTAGATAAAGAAGTTCGAAGTTTAGGTTCCGGTCTACGTGGATTACCGACTGGCGAAGTTGGAGTTGCAGGTGGTAGAGGAGCTGGAGCTGGAACTCAACATGTAACAGTATATGCACCGCTAAGTATTGGAACTGTTGCTGCCCAAGTGGATATCGACAAGATGAAAGAAGAAGTTAATAAGAGTATTGCAGATGGTGTGAGGAGGAGAAAATAATGTCGGATTGGACAATAGATGGGATTAATTTACCGCTGAATCCAATAACCACTAGATGTGCTGGTACGATTGTTACCGAGGAGGGTCCATTACCTGGTGATCTCCCTTTAATTGTTAGTATTGGAAAGAAAGCAAAAAAGCTTACTATCGAAGGATGGATTTGGGTTTCGGGACAAGATAAGGCATATCTTGAGACGAATTATATCCTTCCGCTTGATGCAAAACTCCACACTGAAGTGACTATCGCTGCTCCAGATACTCGATATGACGGTAATTGGATAATGAGTAAGTTCGAATCCGAGGAAGGAATACATCGTAGCAATGTTGCCTTTTACTATGAAATGGAGTTTCTGAAAGGATCGCAACACGTGGTGTTATAATCATGGCGTGGTTGATTGAACGCTGGACTGGTGCAGCGTATACTGAATGGACTGGAGTAGGATTAGATAAAATTCCTGAAGAGCTAAATGGCCATATGGAAGCGGTTTTGAAGATTCCGAATACTTCTGCAAATCGTACAATTTGTGTTAGTGATACGAAGATTCGAATAACGTATGGTGTCGAGAACGTCTTCATTGGATTACTGTATGCACCGGAATATAGTCAAAGAATCATTACCGGATTTGTCTATAACGAATGTATCGAGACTATGAAAGAGAAAACCATCACGAAGTCTTATAATGCAATTGCGGCAAGCACAATTCTATCTGATATATGTACTGCAGCAGGTGTTGTTACTGGTAGTTGTCCGACAACCCAAATCAGCGTAAGGTTTTTTGAAACTGAGTGTTTCGAAGCAGCAAAGTTTGTTGCGGAGTGTTGTCGCAAAGACTGGTGGCCAGATTATTCCGGAACCAATCCCGAATTCAATATCGGTGATAGAGGTTCCTCGTTGGGATCAATTACATACGTTAGTATCTCAAGGAACAAGATAGACAGAGCGAAACAACGTAATCATATAGTGGTACGTGGTACAGATAACGATGGGGTGTTGATTAAAGGTGAAGCATATCTTTCGGGTGGAAGTATTGTTGAGGGTCCACCACCAGAACCATACGATAAGAAGACAAAAACATTTACCGAGAAAAAGGCTACTGATGTTGTGACGCTAAACAAGATTGCTGCGAACTATCTTACTGAATGGAAAAAGGAAAATGCAGGTGCAAAGGTAGTCGTAGATATCAGTAATGGTTATCTTGCCTATCCTGGTGATACAATTACTCTGAATAAACCGTTGCTAAATCTTGTCGGAGATTTTCGAATCCACAAAACAACAAAGAAAATTGCATTTGTGGATCTTGAGATTGAGAGACCAGAAGAGACAGAAGAAAAACTCTTTATGGAGACACGACAATATGGTGATTTAGGAATCTATCCAATTTCGTCTGAACAAATGTCTCCGGTTGTAATCAGTTCCGAAGGGCTAGTATTACTTATGCACTTCGATGAAGGAGCAGGTAATGTTGCGAAGGATTCAAGTCCATTACTGAATGATGGGACGTTAGTGAATAGTCCTTCGTGGACTGAAGGTAAGTTTGGGCAATGTCTAGATTTCAACTCAGGTTCATCCCAATACGTTGGAGTACCCAATCATCCGAGTCTCCAAATTGAGGAGAACTTAACACTTTCTGCCTGGATAAGTCCTGATAGTACTCGTGGATTCTTCATACATAAGGGAGGTACTACTGTAGGAGGATATCTACTTGGACGGACGAGTGGTGGATCAATTTACTTCTATGTTGCAACTACTGGAAGTGGTGACTATGTTACTGCTGATGATCCTGGTTCTGGATGGCATCATATTGTAGGAGTTTGTAAAAAGAAGGATGCAACGACGAGTACGCTGAAGATTTACATTGACGGTGTGTTGAAAACAAGCGAGGACAAGACAATCATATTGGATTGCGATCATTCTGGTGAAATGGAAATCTTCGGTGATGATTGGTACGGACCAGCAGAATATTACGATGGAAAAGGTGATGAGGTAAGAATCTATAACCGAGCGTTGAATGCAGCAGAAGTAAGTTCACTTTACCTGTATACCGGATTGGCCGAAACACCTCCAATTCCTGATGTTGATAGCATCCACGATGTTGACCTTGGTCCGCCTGTCGGATTTGACGCGACTGATATTGATGCTTTAAGTGAAGTTGATCCGGATGGGACTGTCCGTGCATGGTTCCGTGTTACAATTCCTCGCGTTACAGATGCTGTCGGATACCTTGTTGCATATCGTGAAGATACAGAGTCGAATTGGTCATTTGTGGAAGTTGAACAAAAGGCCTCAGGTGATGCAGTTGTTGTAACTCCACATATTAGACCGAGTCCGGCTGGTTCTGATAGAACGTACAAGTTTAAAGCCTGCACTGTCAGCAAGCTAAATCAATTATCAAGTTGGACGTCTGAGGTAAGTAAAGTTGCTGCGAAAGATACAAGTGCACCGGCTACACCGAGTGGACTGACAGCTACAAGTCTTTCGAATTCTATCTTGCTCGAGTGGGCAGAGAATACAGAGGGTGATTTGGATGGTTATGAAGTTTATCATAACACGACGAATGACTCGGGAACTGCAACGAAGATTGCAGATTGTAGAACGAATTACTTCTTCTGGCATATTGAGGATGAGAATGATTATGCTGTGCAGTACTTTTGGGTGAAAGCAGTCGACCGGTCAGGCAATACTAGTGGATTCTCTTCTGTAGCATCTGCAACGCCAGGTAAGCTTGCTCCCGTAGACTTACAGATTGAATTACGACCATGGACGTCAAATATCAAGTTTTGGTTCAATGAAGGTTCACCGGATGATATATATTGGTCTGCACCAGAGGATGAGACAGCAGACCCAGTAGTTGAGTTTGCCGATGGAACATCCGTTGGAATCAATGCAGACAGCACAACAAGTTTAGCCCTTGGGTTACATTACTTCTACTTCGATGAGAGTTATAAGACTGGAAATAAATACGATATTCAGCACTCAGTAAATTACGATGATGCTGTTGGAGAGGGGAAAGGATTACTGGCTGCGATACAAGTTGGAAAATACGCAATGGAGATACGGCTTGGCTGTGGTGCGGAAGAAACCATAGTTTTGACATATAATAAGCTCAAGACAGAGTTTGAAGGTGATGAAGACTCTGCGGTTGATACTGGAACAGGAGATTTAACAACTAAACTCGGGATACGTGTGTGGAAGTATCATTCGGATGACTCGATGACGGAGATTACCTCAGGTTCTCCAGTCGCACAGGTTGATGCGACAGACACTGAACAGACTGTATCTGCTACATGGGCCTGTCCAGGTTCAACATTGGTCTCTACGGATAGAATACTCGTAGCGGTATACAACCTATTTGTGGGTGTTGGATGGTTTGAGTTAGCAACATTTATCACGGAACAACTTGGCGCGACGAAGCTTATAAAGAACGATTGGAAGATGAACTATCGACAGAGGAGAGTTTATTCTGGCGGGACAACTTACATTTATCTATACTGGGGAAGTGAGACCAGAAAAACAAATATTGAGAAGTTTAAATACATCGGAGCGGATGATACTTCAACGATTCTACCATTCAATAGTTATGCACCTTCAATCGGAGCGGGTGTAATCGTTGCGGATTCAATTCTCTCCAATCATATCCGTTCAGATGCGGTAATCACAAGACATCTACTTGCCGAATGTGTGACCGCTGAGAAGATTAAGGCATTAGCAGTTGAGACCGAGAAGTTAGCTGCAGATGCAGTTACAGCGGCTAAAATCGCTGCAAGCTCAATTACAACTGAACATTTGAATCTTGATTTACTAACCTCCGACCCATCTTATATTGCAGGTAGACTATGGTATCGAACGGATGTAGACCAACTAAGATTTGCAGCAGGAACACAACTGACGGATGTTTCAGTAATACCTAAAGAACCTCTCTACGAGATGCAATCGAAGCAGGAGAATCTTATTACGAACGCTGACTTTGAGATTGACCGTGATGGAGATGATATTCCAGATTTTTGGACGAGAAGTGGAAGCGGAACATTTGTAGACCCGAAGAGAGTAACGACAGACTCAGTACGTGGTGGGGCATGTGTAGAGCTTAAGGCAAATTCTGGCTCCAACTGGTGCCGCATCATGTCGTCATTCATACAAGTGGTTCCTGGAAAGAAGTATTATCTTGGTGTTATGGTTAAAGGAGAGTATCAGAATAATAATGACCTACTTGTACAGGTTAGACAACATAAGAGGGATAAGACTGCCTCAACGGTAGCATATAAGAACTATTTTGCAAGTGAGGATGCATGGCCGAGTGGAGAGTCACAAGCTTGGTATTTGAAAGACGATATATATGAGGCAGATGCAGATGTATACTACGTAAAGATTTATTACTATTGTTATCAGCCGAGCACCACTGGTAAAGTCTGGTATGATGATACAATATTTAGTGAAATTCGTGCAGCCACTCCAACAGCAGGAATAGTTGCAACAACAACGACAGAGTATTCAAGTACGACTGAGTGCACAAATAGCACGTGGGAAGTAACAACAACGTCGCTGACGATTCCAAGTACAGCACATGAGAAGTTTATTCTCAACGTTTCTGTTCATTTGATGGAAAGTCTGGCTGGACATTCAGGCATACATATTTGTGTTAGGCTTACAAAGTCTGGAGAGACGACGGAGTATTATCCAAGCAGTACTTGGAACAAAGTTCCAGTAGTAACCTGTCCAAGTGGGAGGGCAGGGGAAGTGATATTCATCATTCCGAGAGATAGGCAAGGTTGGACAGCGACTGTAATGATTTACTTTGATTATGCCATAGGTGGAGATTATACGATAAAGAGTTATATGACTGGATATGGAATCAGTCCACATTATCACAGATAATCATACTTGTCGATGATGAGTTTAGACACCCGCCGTTTAAACCTTTCCTTCAACCTTTCCTCCATTTGAGATGTACTGAACGTGTCTGACTGAGGCAAGCTATTTTTCGGAATTCAGTAACATCATGAGTTCAGTTTTTGCATGTGGTTCATCAATGAATACTCCGCGTATTGCAGATGTAATGTATCTAGTCGCCTGACAACCTTCAACAAGCTTACACGTATGCACTGCTTTGATAATTACCGCTGTACCGAGTGGTTTAACCACCTTTTGGATCTCATCCGCGATTTGGTTTCCCATACGTTCCTGAATTTGGAAGCGCAATGAGTACTTCTCAACTAGTTGATCGAGTTTCGAAAGTCCTGTAACCTTTTTCGCGTTTGGAATATACGCAATGCTGACGTGTCCAAAGAAAGGCATCAAGTGATGTTCGCAGAGTGAGACAAATGGAATATTCGGTTCAATATTCATACTCGAGTTTTCGGTATAGGTTCTCTCAAGCTTTACTTCCATCGAATATCCAGTTGTGAATCTCGACATCACGTTTAAGAATCTTTCCGGAGTTCGTATGAATCCTTCAGCGGTTAAATCGATTCCGATATTAGCCAGAATATCCTTCAGCTTCATTTCATCCTGATGTAACGGTATATATTTCTTCATTTTGTCACCTCCATCATTTCAATTTCCATGTCTTATGTAGTTGGGGCAAGATTCTTGCTGCGTATGCTCGATGTTTAGCAACCCAATTGATGATTTCTCTCGCTAGAACTGGATCGTTATGTACAGGTTGAAGCACAACTGGTAGGAGTTTATACTCGTCGACAAGTCTGTACATTTCTTCGAAATCCTTGTAATCCGCGATTACGAACTTGAATTCTGCCTTTTTAGATTCCTTGTATCGTCTAAGTACTCCTGGAACTATCGCAATATCACGGCTTATCTTTGCACTCATCAGTTTCGGAGAAACAATGAAATGATCGACGAAGAGATGGTTACTCATGTTGATTGTACCGTTTGTTTCGATATGTACAGTATATGCATGGCTAGCAAGCATATATACCAGTTTCTCTATATCCTGTATTAATGGTTCTCCTCCAGTAATGACTACAAACCGTAAACCTTCATCCAACTCTTCAAGACACTCCAGTATTCCTTCTTCGGTCATCTCTTTGCCTCCAGTTCTCGCGTACTTCGTATCGCACCAGATACAGTTAAGATTGCATCCCACTAGGCGTATGAATACTGCTGGAGTTCCGATATGTAATCCTTCACCTTGAATACTTGGAAAAATCTCATAGACTTTCAACATTTTCAAGTTCACCTCCACATTTTGGACATTTGTCTCCGATCGCTAAGATATAAATTGCGGATATTGCCACATTGATAAATTCTTTTATCAGGTGGTACAATGTCCATTATTGTTTCCTCATTGCTACCGCTAAACGGAATATTTTGAATCTTTTGTCTTCGCGTATTTTGGCCATGAAGTACAAGGCTTCTCTCTTGAGCAAGTAAAGTTCTATGTTCTTGTCATCATTGCCTGTAAATCTATTCAGACCCCAAAGTATTCCATATGTTGCATCGAGTCTGGAAATCCTATCTACTGCTTCTTCGATCTCCTCATCGGATATCTGTATTATCGCCTCGAAGAAATCATCAACTACTTTGATTGCTGGGATTGCTTCTATCTTTTCAATATTTTCCATTGTGTGTCCTCCCGAGATAGTCGTATCGGCTATCTCTATGAGAGAAAAAATAGGAAAATGGGTTCTGTCTTATGCTATATAGTATCCACAGCGTGGGCATCTGTTCTGATAGTTTGGAGCTTCATATCCGCATCTTGGACAGATAGAGTAACTCGCATCAGTATGATCTTTATCTCTCGGTTTTCCTTCACCCGTACTCATTTGATCACCTAAAGAGGCAAATCCAGTGCCGAAATTAGGAGGAGGGAGTCCGTCCAAAAATCGGTTCTGCTGGACTGCTTACTCCGGTGGGTATTTAACACCATTCTTCGGACCTTCGTATAGTGTAAATCGAACAGCAGAGACATGCGTTACTGCTTCAAGCATATTTCCGAGCATTACGGAAATATCTTCAACTGTACTAGAATCGTTCAATACAATGACTGGTACACGCACACCTATTGGTTCTAGGATGTCTTCGATCTTTTGCCAATATGACAAGTGCTTCTTTGGTACAAGTAGCACATGATCGAATGCGTCTATCAGACCAGTAATTGCACCGAAATCAACGAACCCTTCGCAATCTACTTCAAGGTTTCTCACAAAGTACGTATGTCCGTGTAGTACACCACATTTCTCATGATGTTCAAGATAATGTGCAGCACTAAATTTGTGTTGCTTTAGTACTAGAGTTCTCAGTTTTCTTCACCTCCGGTTTCTTTTTCGGAACCTTGTAAATCTCCCTACAAGTTTTGCAGTATGTGTAGCCTTCAATTGCAGTTGTGTCACCTTTCGGATACAATTGAATATTCGCTATCTTGTTCAGTCTTGACTTGCACTTAGGACAAAGAATTCCTGACCAACTTTTAACTGCCATTAGCACTCACCTCCGTTGCGATAATATTGATATCGAAACTGAATGTATCAGGAATATCTGTGGAATCATAGTCATCAAGGATTGACACTGATAAGTAAAGAGTTACTTGTACTAACTCGACATCTTCTGGATGCATAATTCGTCCTGTGTAGTTCCAATCAAGGATAAAGTACTGCGAGATATTCGCTGGATTCCAATTACTGTCATTGATATTCATCGTGAAGTTCACATTTCTTATATTCTTGCAATAACACGTGAATCCTGCAATGTCGCCTGGACTCATTATTCCCCAATCAACCATCTCAAGAATCTCTGTGCAGTTGGGATCCTTGTATGCTTCAACACCGATTGTTTTGATTTTTCCTGTTGATGGAATTGTACGTATCGAGATCAGATATATCACTGCTGCGGCAACAATAATCGTTGCGAGTAAGGCAACGGAAAGTACTTGTTCTAACCTAGTCAATCAATCACCTCCTTTAAGTATTTTGTTTTGTCTTCTATTCCAGCTAGTTCGAATGTTTTTCTACGGTTTTGGCATGACTCACATACACCACATTGAAGTCTATAGTTTTGATAGCAACTCCAGGTCTCGAAGATTGTATCACCAATCAAATCAAATCCCTTTTTGACTATATCGACCTTTGATAATTGATCTCTTGCTGGTGAATGTATCTCGATTTGTCTTGTGTGTCTGAAATGTCCGATGTTAAGGGCGGTTTCAAGAACCATTTGGAATTCCGGACTACAGTCGGGATAGAGTGGTTCACCAGTAATTGGGTTTGGAACGATATCACCCATATGTGCACCGTAGATTACGACTTTGGCACCAATACTATACGCATATGCTGTTGCTATTGCAAGAAAAACTGCATTGCGGATTGGAACAACCACATCCGGAGAATAAGTATTTTTGACTTCAACTGAATCATCAGTGAGTTGTGTTCCAGGCCATAGCTTTTTCATAAATATGATGTCAACTGTTTTGGGCTTCTTGAACTCCAGTTTTGTCGACATCGTTTCTGCTACCATTGTTTCTCTTAACGCTTTTTGCCCATAGTCGAATATCAACGGATGAATTGTATCAACGTTTTCTCTGTTCTGCCAAATTACGGCATAGCATATTGAGTCTATACCACCCGATAAAACAGCTATAACCTTCAATCTTTCACCTCCTTACAGTTTATCTGCTCCTATACCTAAATTACGGTACAGCATCGCTAGAATATCATCGATAGTATGTTTGAGTTCAATTGTATCTGGAGTGTACCCTCTGTATTTCAATCGTTCTCGAGTAGCTGTGCTTAACTTTTTCATTGGTAACTCAAACTCGTATTTCCCACATTTCAATTTTACTTCATTATCTGTAATCTCAATCACAATTCTCAACTTCATTTCAATATCACCTTTATTCCATCTCGCTTACAATCACCGGATCGAATCAACATGTTGATTAATCTCGTTGATTCCATCCAGCTTAACGAAATATTCGTCAATTCCATTCGAAGTTTGTTTACCTCCATTGACCCACCATGGTCACGGAGAATTGTTATCACCTGACTAGACATTAATCCACGTTTAAGTTTATTTCTCCACTGATGTGCATGTGTAATCAAGTTCTTTAAGTTTTCGTCAAGTGTAACATATAACTCTTTCTCAAATGGTTTACTCATTATTGTGTATCCAAGCGCTAGACGCTCGTAAAGTTGATCCTCGTAATGAGGGACCTGGAAACTTCGGATAAACTTATCTAATCTGTTTTCGAAATGGATGGCGTCAAGGTTACCGATTTTCGTAAACAACTGATCGGTTAGTTTACGTAAGTGCTTAACAGGATCTCCACTAAAGCGTTGGTATCTGCCTTTAATTCTCGCATCCTTGATTATTCTCTTATCCCGTTGAGTTGGAGTTTTGACCAGAAATATAAACCGTCTTGTCATCCCAGCTGTTGGATCAAATCTCATCGGTTGGGTTCCAGCCCAAAGCGTATGAAATGTCTGATACTCGATTTTGCCTGCAGCAAGACGTTTTCGCACCCATCCGGATTCTAAACCTGTAAGCATTGCAACATCAAGCGATTTGCTATGACTCGTTAACATCATTGCTGCGAGAGCTGAAAACTCCTCACAACCGATTATACTATACTTGTGTTCTTCTGCTGCTCCGATAACTTGTACTTTTTCTCCTTCTTTTCCAAGTCTTAACGTTCCAACATATCCTGCTTCAGTCATGGTTGCTTCGAAATGGGGATCGAGTTTGGTTCCTGCGAACAGTGAATATGGACCATCAAGTAATTGCTTCAGTGTGAAACTTTTGATCCAACCTGGTGGTGCAACCATCATGATATGTAAACGAAAATTGGGAACCATTTGATGCATCCAAAAGATGCGTTTCTGATAATTCACAATATTGAATATGTGGGTACCAATCGACGCTATGTAGTAAGGTAGGTAAAGGTCAACGAAGGCTATCCTTCTACTATGGAGTATTTCCAATGTCAAATCGTATGGATTGAGTTCCTTCATGTTCTCAAGTCTTTCCATCTTTGCTTTTTTGGATTATTTGGATCGGGTCCGAACGCGAGATAAGAACCATGAACCGGTTTGTTGAAAATCCATAATCTATGCTTCTTATGCTTTATCAGTATACCGACAAACATCTCAATGCCTTCATTTGTTTGAAAATCGTTGATTATCTTCATACCTTTACTTTCCTCTGCATCCCCTTCCAAACAGTCTGCATACGTCTAACCGTTGATTCTCCAATACCATGAATATCTTGAATCTTATATGGTTTATTATCTATCCACTCGAATATAGTCTTTATTGACCCACCTGCATATCGAAACAAACTGGTTGCCTGTGCTTCCGAAAGTCCAAATAGCACACATAAGGCAGTGATTTGTCGCGGTCGTCCTTTTACAGTGTGTCGGATTAAGTGTGTTATTCCAAGTTTTCCCTCAGAATACTTACTCTCCATCGCTATCAAAACATTAACGAGTTCGACGTCATTTGGTAGCCATATTACCGGTATTGCATAACGGATATAGATACTTGCGATAGCATGCCTAATTGCCTTTATGTTCAAGTACATGTGTCGTTTTTGATACTGTCCTGATAACTCAATTACATCTCCGGTGATTGCAACGCATGGAAATTTTTCCCGTGCAAGTCTTGTGCATTGTTTCCAAAGCCTTTCTTCCTCTTGCATACTAAGCACAAAGTCCGAGATTTCCTTCCTTTCTATTACAATCGGTCCAATCTTGATATCTCCTGCAGGTAGTGTTTTTCTCTTATACGGTACTCTTAGTGCCTTTAGTACTCTATGGAACTTTGGTTCACGAGTATCGAGTTCAATCAAGTTTGGTTTTCTCCATCGGTTTTAATTTCGACTCGCAATCTCCACACACCAACGCTACTTTCTCAGTTATCAATCCTATCATTCCGTCGGAGACTTTGACTTCATTATATTGTGGTGCAATACTGCTTCAATTGCTGGTGTTTTCTGTTTACAGCCATCACAGTAGAAGTGAAAACGTTTAAGGTCTTCTTTGGATTTGACGTCACCAGGTTTTGCACCAATTCGTCCTAGTAACCATAAATCCTTTTTCGTTGCTTGTTGCTCAATACATTCACGGATTTTTTTCTCATAAGTATCGTCTTTCCAAATATTCATGTGTATTCTCCTCCCCATTCATCAACACAAGTATCAACGACTAAACAATCCCGACAAAAGGGATTTGCAAGACGTGGATAGATATCGTTGCGTACATGATGCCAGAATTTCTTCTCGCGTCTCTTCAATGCCTTTCTTGTCCATGGATTGGGTACTTCCCAGATTACGGTATTGTCGAGTGGAAAGTAAACGAATAGATATTTTGGAGGTTTCGGCAATCGGAACGGTTCGAGATTATCGTATGTCCCATCCATTCCGATTAGACATACGTCCTCAAGTATCTCAAGATACCAGACACACTCACGTCGATACGAACTTAAATCTTTCGGTACATGTCCAGTTTTGACTTCGCCAACTGCATACTCATCGTCGAAGGTTAAGTCAACTCGATCAGGATGTCCGCGTCGTCTAAGTTTCAAACTGAGTAGTGCGACTTCAGATAACACCGGCTTAAAGTACTTCGGAGCTTGAATCCCTTTTTCCTTGACTGCAGCAATCCAACGTTTAGTTTCCATATTTGCAAAGTTATCACAGAGTAATCGTATTCTCTCATCTTTCGTCCAAAGCAACAATCCTCGGAAATACTTCCGTATTGCAATTTCATTGTTACCAAGTTGATCAAGATGCTTAAAGTTCAACTTACCGTAGAATTCTGCATGTGCATGATGAAAGCTATCTCCGACTTGCATGACATAAGGTAATCTTGATGGTTCGACTCCACGAATGACTAGAATTTCGAATGACTTAGGACACCAATTGAACTGTTCGAAATCGCTTTTTCGTGGAATCAAGTTTATACTCTCATTGAGTTTTCCGCTGTAAACTTTATAACAGTTTCGCGTATTTCCATTGTCCAGAGTAAACGTGTAGACCTAACGAGCTCGCGAATATCTTACCATCGTCTACTTTGAACTGTCGAGCAAGATACTCCTTAAGCAATTGAAAGGCAGCAAGATTACCAGGTAATCCTGCCCAAGCATCCCAGCTTCGAAAGTAAACATATAGATGTAACTGTCCGTAACGAACCTTGAAATGCATAAGTCTAAGACATGGAGGGTGTTTCAGTAGCAAGTCTTCAGCCTTTCCGACTTCAATTATACATCGGTTGGTTTCTGGTGTTTCGCCAAGAAACTCCGAAATCTTTTCAAGTTGATTGAAACTGAAACTCGAAATGCGTTCACCTTCGATTTTATCTATGTGTTCCATCTCTGGACTTACTTCTACATTGATTTCACCTGCTACTCGTTCACCGTACGTATATTGTTCATCTGCTGTCTTGTCTGCAGTAATGATATAGCCAACATATCGATTCACGTATCGCATATCGACTGGTGGAGGTACACCTTCCGGCACATCTGGCACTAACGGTCTCATGGATGGTTTGGCTATCTCGAGTACTACATGGTCGAGTTCCATTCTACGCTGTTCTTTACGGGATCCTCGAAACACAGGTCTATTGTATCCTTTATCCATACATGCTTTAACCGCTCGGAACCATACATCGGGTAGATCGAAGGCTCGTATGAATTCTGTTTTCATTTCATCTGGCACATCATTTCCTTCCTTCAGAGATCGAGATATCGAGCTGAAGTGCTTTCTTCAACTCGGTTTGTGCAAGAACTCGTTGTTCGATACAGGTTAGAAGCTGTTTGCGTATATCACAGTTTTTCTTCTTACACTTCTTACAGTTGTTTCCACTCATTACACAACGAGTCCTTGAAAGTATCTTTTCCTGTTCAAGTTTGATTAAATTCTTCATGTTCTAACTCCAAACTGAATATGAAATGTGGGAAAAAAAGGGAGTTTCTCATCCAGACTTATCTTGGTTATGTGGTCTTTTTTGCTGGTTCAACTTTTAGTCTGTCTGCCAATCCTGTCAGTATTAGTACGATTCTGTTAAGTGCGTATATCATAAAGACTCCTGCACCGCTGTTCATAATTACTGCTACAACCTCTGTGACAAGATTTGAGTATTGGGCTTCAACAGCTACTGGTTTAATACCCATTCCAATAGCTATGATTACTACGAATAGCGCATAGAGGACGCTCGTAAGGAACTTCTTTGGATCGAATGTTTCTTCACCTTTCACGATCGCTGCGGTTAGACCCAAGATAAAGTACAATAGCCAAGCACCAGCAACATAAAGAATCGTCTGTGTTTCAGGATTCAATCCATTTTCTTCGATTGTACCATTTGTGTCGGTCGCATTTTGAGTCGCATTTTGGGCGGTTGCGAACCCAACTCCAGCAAGAATCAGAATCACCGTTAGGCAGACAAGAACTGTTTTCGCTTTTCTCATACTTTCACCTCCTCTCAGCAATATTTTACTGAGTGTAATGTATTCTGTAATGGATCACCAGTGACACCTCTCACGAGCCTTACTAATCAACAGACTTTCAGCGTCTCGATCGAGACTGGTTTCCCATTAATTTACGTCTGTTCAAGTTGTTCTTTCGTCTTTTCCTACGTTTAAGCTTTCTTTCCATCTCTTCGTGCTCTTCGACTAAATCACCAAGATATACGTATGACATGTATTAGACCTCCATTTCAAGTGCCTTGATAACAGCTCGACCAATAATCACTTGTGTCGGTTTAGACAGTTCTATCATCCGGATAAGTTTGTCATGTTTATTCCGTACCCAATAGGTTCCCTCTGGGCATCTGTTAGTTCGGTCGCAAGGCCAAAGGCAACATTTCTCACAAGTCATTTAATTATCCTCACGTCTTGGGCCTCTTCTCCCCATTTGCTTCACACGTACTTGGATACACTTTTCACAATACGGAATATGGTTCTTCCGCTTGAACACTACTCCACAACCTATACATGTTCGTTCAGGTAAGGTTAATTCTTCGAAACTTGTGAGTTTTGCAGTGCGTTGTTTTGCCAATATCTCTGCTCTTGTAATTCCAAGTGCCTCAAAAATGTCTTCGACCTTACCCATCACTGTCAAACCAAACATTCTTGAGTAATCAATGTCAAATATTTCCCATGGTACTTGTGATTCATGTTCAAATGATAATACGTTAGTTTTGGGATATTTTCTTGGTTCTCCAAAAGGTGTCGGATCTTTGACTCGCCTTATCCAAATATATCTTACCTTCGTGCCTGAGCCCAAAGGAACATGTAAATGCTTACGTGCGTAAACTGCTCCTCGTGCATGCGCTGGAACTCCTTTCTTTCTACCATTAATAAGCACGAAGTTCTTGTTTTCATCCTTCACTCCATATTCATCTGGATCCATTGATAATCCCTTCGGAACAGCAATTTCTTGAGGAGACAGTTGTTCAAATTTTTCCTTTGTCGAATAGATAACTTTTAGGGCCCCATTAACATCCTTTTCCTTAAGTACGAGATTATATACTTGTAGTAGTACTTCAACGGTAATCGGTGCACTGTCCGATCGAATTGCTGCTAGTCCGACAATCTTGAGTTCTCCATCTTGCGTTATACCAGCATAACATTTCTTGCGAGCTTCTCCTGACTTCTTTCTTCCAAAGAAAATACTCTGCCAGATATCCTCAACCTTGACAAAGAATTTCTTGGAACCATATTTTCCGTACAAAGCAGTGTTTATTGTTTCAGCAGTTTGTTCGAGATGATCCTTGACTGATAGTTCTTCAGTAATTGTACGGAATCTTTTCAAGAATACTGAATCGGTATCACCGTAAAGAGTTTTGAAACCTTCATCTTCAGCAATTTCGGACATGAACTCCGTACATTCTCTACCACTGAACATTACAGCAGCATGTATTCTTTGATTGAACAGTCGGAAGGCTTCGTTTCCAAGTAATCCAGGTAATGCACTGGTTAGAAACTTAATACCGTTTTGTCTTTGATATAGTACACGATACTCAATACTGTGCTTATCCAGACCAACCATTTTGTCTCTGACAGCATCACGACGCTTTTCGAACTTATTCACAATACGGCTTAGTATGCCTTCAGGTGAACGTTTGAATCGAATAGTTTCTTTCCTTCCGAATAAGAATATCTCGACTGCATGTTCACCGTTCGGATCCTCTGTCTCGATACCAATATTGTTCAGACGAATCATGTTCACGTATAGAGATTTTGCATCTACTTGACCAACATCTTCATGTATTCCAGGTACTGGTTCAAATACTATTGGACCTGTAGTCTTCCCAAACTTCTCTACATAATGTCCAGACGGTAAGACGAACTCTTTGTCACGTAAACAGCAAATATCGAGTGCCTTGAAATATGACAGGGCGTCTGATAAACTACAGCCAGCTTCTTCGCGTATTCCGGAATAAAAGTTTATCACATCGAACTTGTCAATCAACGCTGCGCTATCCTTAGCATCATCAATACCGTACCAAAGTAAACTTGCCGGATCTTTGTTCCATGCCTCTTCAATCTGATGTCCAAGCCAAAACTCAGTTTTCGGTTTTCCAAAAACCTTTGGATGCTCGATCACTGAAGTGAATTTCCATGAACTCAATTCTCCGAACGCCATCGTCCAGAGTTCTTTAAATCCTCGAAGTATATCGAAGCAATCGTAACCTTTAATAACTACTTCTTCGGCACTTCGTGAATATGCGGAACCAAGTGGTGAAAGTTTGTCGGCTCCAACACGTAATGCATTCATACGGGCTATTAGATAGTTCCCGTCAAATGGCCAGTTATATGCAATCAATTCATCTGGTTGCACGATATGTACGAGATGTTCTGCAAAGCGTCTTAGCATGAACTTCTCATTGTTGAAAAATCGGATTTCTACAAAATCAGGTTTCATACCTGTATATTCATCCCGCAACATTGCTTTCTCAATAAGCGGTTTGAACAGTAGGAAATACTCATCACTACAGGCTCCGTTTGAATCGATTGAGCCTGGTGGAAAATTCGGATGATAGAAAAATGCGATAATGGAATTAGTCTTACTATTCCATGTTGTAATCAAAACTATTGGAAATCTTGGTCTCCGATAATCTGGAAACTCTTCTGGTGGCGAAGCCACCTCGATATCGATATAGAATAAATAAAGTGGGAGATTTAAGGGTTCTGTTGGTTTAATCTTGCCTGCATCGGTTCTCTCAAAGCCAATCTTTATGTCCTCTTGTACTAGTATTACATATGGAAATTGAATGTCTGCTTCATGATGATTTTTGACCATTTCACGTAGTTTACCTACATCAGCAGGAAGTTTCGTATAAATCTTGTAAAGCGATGGACCGTATATGCTTTTTCTCGGTTCTGATAGTATATCTAACACGCGATTTGAATTCCTTATTGCGTCTGGTACAGTTGGAGCAAAGAAACGTGGGCGGAGAGATAAATCTTTACAGACTATTGGTAGTATTTCCTTTTTGCCATCATCGCGTCGAGTAATTAGGTACAGTACCGGAATATCGTTATCCGGTATGTATTCAGCGGTGATCAGATTGTAACAATGTGACGTCTTTTTCACCACGTCTCGCAAGTTTTTCAATCATATACATATGCAACTTGATTTTTTGTGTATTTGTTTGTGACCATTCAACACGCATATCAAATCGATGTATAATCGGTAACGGATTCTGAATATACCAATCAGTCAATGTTATTCCGTACTTGAATGCATATCGGCAATCAACACTATGTACTTCGTTTCCATAGCACATCAGTTCGATAGGATCGTGAAGTCCGAGAAGATGAAATGTAAGATTCTGCAATAGTGTTTGTTTCTGCCGGAGCAAATAGACTGCCATGATTCGTCCTGTCCAATCCTTGTTATACAACGGAATACCTAGTCGATTAATTTCGAACTTCATTTTCCGTATTTCACATATCAACCATGATGCTCTGTCAACCATATCGAAGTAATCGCGTCCATGCAATACCAATTGATAATTGAACGAATGTTCGTGTTGTTCGGTACGCAATAGATTGATGAATTCACGTGTTCGTGCCAATGTATGAACCGGTTTGAACTCATAGTCCGGAAGTATAATCTCGTCAGCACCGACATCAACTGCAATCTTAAGATACTTTGTTGGGGACATTGGTTTACGCAATTCCCAGGCACCGTTATCAATAATCTTGTAGCCTTTCTCATTCTTATAAAAGCTTGCATACGCCGGATACTTTTCCACATACGGCGCAATCACGAATTGGACAGGTTTACCTTTGATTAGTGGTAAACCTGCAATTGGAGCAATGTGTGCTACTTGCATACTCGCGTTAACTCCTTCCTTTCTTCATCAGTCAAAGGCAATGAAATCTCTAGTCCAAGTTTTTCCTCTTGTTCAAGTTCAACTTTCTGAGCTTCTAGTAGAAACCTTACAATTTTCTGACGCAAATCACTGTTCAGTGTACAACTCACGAGTATCTGTTGAATCTCTTCCATTGATAGTCTACCGATGATTGTTCCCGTATAGTTCCAATGTTTTACTTCCGACATTTCGAATTTCTCCTGCGAAGTACAACAACTTCGGCAGCAGCATAGTTGATTATGTCGTACAAATCGTCCAGTTTAGCCTTAAGATTCTTTTCAACGCTTAGATCTTTCTCATGCATTACTCTTCGCAATTTCTCCTTAATGATTATCTCGTGATCGTGTGTATGCATTTGGAACCAACAGTCACCGTATTGTTCTTCGCGACTTTCGGTTATCTCGATACAGGTCTCGAAAACACCAATGATATGATGAGCGCTTCCAGTTAGAAGTGTTCTCAGCTTTTCGAAGAGTAACTCAATCCCGTTCAAGTCCAAGTACCTCCCTTGGTATCTTGAGTTCCTCTGTTAATGCTTTGACAAGTTTATCAAATGTAAGGTCTTCAATTTCAATTGGCTTCTTCAGTTTCTTCACTTTTCTGTCTTCTCCACGAACTTTCTCAATGATCGAGATGTACTTTATCTTTGTCGTCGGTACGTTATTAACCGTAGTTACTGTCTTGCGCTTTTCCATCCGTATTACAACATCCACCATATGTGGTGTTTCGGTCATCCAACGTGCAATCCATTTTCCGGTTGGTTTTTCAGCAACATATTCATCCTTTGTTTGTCCAGTTAGTACTAAGTGCACTGGTCGAACAAGTAACTTCAGCATTAGTCTTCGAGTTAACGCGTATGCGTACGCCCAATCAAACTCGAATACCTTATTTCCAGACCTTCTCGCAAGCTCCGGTACTTTCACTCGCTTCATCCATACTTCGGCGTATCTCCAAATATGAGTTACAGAATCTACAACGATTGTACCTTCAGTAACACCTGATAACACATTGATTGCTTCTTCCAAGGCCTTGATTGATTCAACAGCAATTGTTACATCGTCTTCTTGCCCTTTTCCTATCCAACCTTCCCAAGTTGGACATTCGCGAATATCTTTGTCGGGAAATAGATGCAATAGTCTTACAATGCCATTCGGTTCAAAGTTAATCACGTAGATAGGAGGTGGGAATGTCAATGCGAAGTAGCTCTTTCCTACTTCCTCTGGACCATAGCTTGCAACTTTCAAACCAAGTGGTTGTACCTTTGGCTTTTTGAACATTGTATCAATTGTCTTCACTTCCTGTTTTGCTTGCTCTACTGCTTCACCTTGCTCGCTCGCTTCTTCCCATGTACTACTCAAGTTTTTTCACCTCCTTAAAAACTACTTTCTGGATATGCAGTTCTATCTGCCTCTCTTGGCACCAGCATCTCCTTGATAGGCCAAACTCCGTACCCGTTCATGAAGACTTGCTTTATATCGTCGCGTTGTTGTCCACCAACCCAGCCAGGTCCAACTTGTGTCTGTCCAACTACGTAGATTCGACTACCATTGCCAATTGGGTATACATATTCCGTTAGGAATTTTGGAATCCATACTGTTACACCCGATTGCAAGTTACCTTTGTCATCCTGGAATCCCAAAGTCTCGTCGTCAAGTATAATCTGGTGGCTACGATCGGATACATCGAGACGCAAATCTACTAAATCTGCCTCAACGATGCAAACGCGTTGTGGGTCGCTCTCGTGCAAGTTATGCCAGGACATTAGTTCGCCTAAAGATACAATGAACTTTTGACATACTCCAGTAATGATTGATCCAATCTCAGGCATTGACTCGACTTTCCTTAGCTCAAACTTGCTTGTCGTTGAATCGTTTAAGAGGTAGTATCCTTCTGCTTGTTTCGGATTAAATCTAGTCGTCAATGACACGCCAAGTGGAATTTCTACTGTTGGCTCTGCTCGTGCATCACTTAATATCCCAATCATTGGTAGGATTGATGCTGCGGGAGTATTTGGTTTATCAACGGGTTTTCCGACTCCGAAGACATTTCTTAGCCAATTATGGGCAGCTAGTGGTTTGCCATAGTTCGGGTTTTCCTTACCCGATGATTTATATCTGAATCTGTAGTCAAGATGAACTCCTTCAGTATTGCAGTATCGTGGTTCAACTACTTCATTTCCTTCTTTGACCTCACTTGCTGCTCTGCCAGGATCTTCCTTCCACATTTCAGTACAAGTTTTATGCATTGAATCTGCAAGGTCAAATGATTCTGCTAAGCCTAGACATATCCATTCGTATGGGACTGCTGGACTGAGAATTATCGACTTCATATTCGCGTATACCATTGCCCGTGCTCGATTATTCAGCATTGTTGAATCCATAACTGGATGATGACGTTTCAACAGCTCAATACTGCTGTTATACTGACTGATGAAATCTCCAACTTGCTTACCTGTCTTTGCTGCCCAATCTCTAAACTTTGCTAAAGTAAGTTCTGGGATTACCGCTGCTTTCGGAGTTTCCGCCACTTTGTTTTCACTTTCGCTCATGTATTTTTCACCTCCTTTTCTTGACCATTAATCTGGTCAGTTTGATTTGCTTGAAGTTTTGCTAACAATTCGTCGTTTGTGATTATTCGACCGTCACGCAGAATAATTTTCTTCATTTCGAAAACAACAACAGTTCCATATATCGGATGACTAAGACCAAGCTCATCAAGAATTGGCTTGGGAAATGTCATCTGGTTGTTTTGTCGAAGTATCACAGCGAATTGTGCTCTATTTTCTGTCAATCCTTTCACAACCATATTTTGAGTTAAGAACGGTAGGAATTCGAGAAAGCTTGAGATTGTAATTGCGAATTCACGTACTTCTGGATTTTTACACCGCAGGTAATAGTATAGACCAATTGGAGTTAAAGTATCAGTATACAAGTAGAATCGCCTACCATTGATAACAACATCGACAAAGTCATCTCCAAACTTCAGTACCTTATGTTTGTATGCAAGGAAATGTGCCATCGCAGCTGAAAGTATCTCAAATCCCTCGTCTGAACCGATTACGTAAGGTTATTAAATCCATTTCACGAGTATTTAAAATTACAATACCTGCCTACACACAGGTCCTCAAATCCAAAAATAGCGAAAAAAAGAGAGAGTTTACCGGTTTTGCATCTTCCGCGTATACGCTATACCGTATGCAAAGAACATCATGATTCCATACGCTCCCCAGATGATTATCATCCTATACGGATGTGGTATATGTGCTGGTACTAGACCAAGTAATCCGTACCAGAGTCCACCGAACATCAGTGCAGTTACAATCATGCATGGTATCGCACCTTCTTTGAAGCCTCGGGATACAGCAGTATATCGTCTAGCAGATTCCTGACACGCCCTTCAGGAATGTATGAAAGGCGAACTCGGCTGCTACTTTCAGTATTGGTGGCAAACAAGTTATGACACCAATCAGCATCATCAACTTTTTCTTCATTTGTCTTTTTCACCTCCATAATGGTTTCAACTCTCCTTTCTCTAAACTCTTGTCAGTTTTCTTTGCAACGGCAAGATTTACATTCACACCAAGTCGATTTCCCAACTTGACCGCCGTGATTATGACATCCGCGAGTTCTTCTGAGATACAGGACAGATCACCCGTTTTCAATGCTTCCTTCAGTTCTCGAGTTTCTTTACACAAGTGATTGTACTCATCAACGAAGTCTTTGCATTCGTCCGATAGCAAATTCCTGACTTTGTAGATTTGCATCAGTTCGAAAAGATCCATCAATCTTCACCAGCAGGACTAATTGGAATGTTGAAGTACTGACCTAATGGTATTCCGCAGCGAAGAACATGATACACTGTAAAGCTTGAACGTAAGTGTATCTCTGGAAGTACGTAATACAGATTTCCAGTACGAATCTTTAGTTCGACAAGAACAAGTAAGTAACTGCTATTCCAGACAGAATATTCCTCAAGCTTACTCAAGTTCCTCAGATTGATTCGTCCAACTCGACATTTGGATATCGGACGAATCGACTTAGCTTCGATGGCAAATAGTATTCCGGAATCTGCAGTAAAGTCAAAGTCCGGAATATTCGGATTCGTATTTCTCTCAACTGTACCGTATGCTGATAGTTCCTTAGCAATACGTTTTTCTGCTTCAAGTCCCTTTCTACGATTATCCGCTCTTCCCATTCGACTTTTCCTCCTTACTCATTTCTTGTAACATAGTTTCTAGTTTTGTACATCTATCCCACAAGTGCATTCTACGTGTTTTTCGTCTCTTAAGTTCTTGCTCTAGCTTTCGAATCTCGACATCCTCTCTTCCACATTCCGATGCTAACCACCCAACCTGCTCTTCTATTTCCTTCTTCATTGTTTTTTCTCCTTCGCACTGAATAACCAATAATTCATCGTTCTTCTACCTTTCTTCAGCTTCTTCCACTCAACGATTTTCTTTTGATATGCACGCCAAAGTAAATCATACGCCTGTTGTTCATGTAGGTTCAACTTCGCAGCAATCTCCGAAGTACTATATGCCAAATCTGTATCGACGAACTCCTTGAGCAAATCGAGACTCAAATCTGTCATGCCGATTACTTGTACAAAACGATATCTTGTACCTTTCAGATGGTCTAGTGCAAAACACAATGCATCTGCTTCATCGTACACCTTTGGTATACGTAACCTTAGTGTAAAACTACATTCTCCAATACATTGAACCACATAGGCACTTTGTTTCGGATCTTTGTCCACCACGATGCGCCCACCACAATCAGGACAGGTAAACTCTCGTGTCATAACTTTAGCTCCTTAATCAGATAATACATTTTTCCCTTTCTCATCTTGTTTGGAACTTTGCTCGCAAGAACTCGGAAAAAGTCTACCTTCATACTTTCAGGTATCTTGCAAAGAAATGTCAGCTCACTTTCAGAGTACGCGTAGTTTGGATTAAGACGCTTTACTTCTTTGAGTTTATAGTTCACAAATGTCTCAATGAACTTATAGCAAACATTCTCACATTGCTCAGCTCTCGGACAGAAATTGCAACATGGTGTAAACGGTTGGTTTGCATAAAGAAAACATTTCCCGAAGTTGCACTTATCACCTTTGAACAGGTATTGACAAGAAAAATGGGGTATGAAGGAGAATTGTTTGGAACTCTCGGGAGTTTCCAAAACTAATCAGCTCCTTCTTCTTCTGTTGCTTCAAGTTCGGATTCGATTTCTTCTGCCGCTTCAGGGGGAACACGCCAGTAATAACTGATGCCGATTTTCTTTGATGCAATTTTGTGGTCTTTCTCTAGGCTCTTCAATCGGTTAAGAACAGCTTCTCTGTTCTCAACGTCGATACCTGTTGCAACTTCTGTAGTAGTGAAACTTGCTAGTGAACCGTCTTCACTTGGCATTGGTTCCTTTCCAGAGAAATCGAAACGAGTCAACATATACCGAAGGATCGCTTCGGCAGTGACTGTTTCCTTTCCTTTAACAACAGCCGTTTCAAACTCATCCGCCGTTATAGGCAAGCTTATTCACCTCCTTTTTCAGTTTGTTCTATAGTATTCTCTTCATCGGCAGGTATATATGATTTTTTGGCCAGTGTAGTCCAACTGTACATTGTACCCCTTTTGTGCCTATGTACAATTTCTTCCTTTTCAAGTTTCTGTAAAACATTTAGTGCTTTCTGGATATCAATTTCGAGTTCATCAGCGATTTCACGTGTCGTAAGATTTTGTTGTTTCTTCAACAACTCCAGCATTTCGAATTCGAGCTTCTCCAACTTTTCGATCCGTTTTAGAAACTTGTCAGCATCTATCGGCATTAGGACACCATCCTTTTGTTTTCTCGAAGATCCTCAAGCCTGAATGCATTGAGCGGATCGAAGTGTATTCGAACCTTACCCTGCTTCGCTAACCTCAACATTATTCTGAACTCCCTTTGTTTTTCTTCGTCGGTCACCAGTTCGTTTAGATTTGCGATTACTAGTCTTTCGAACATCTTTATCGCTTCCTTCTGACTTAACACCGATTATCCTCCTCGCGATCCAATAATACATGCGGCTATGTTTTGGCTTAAATCCATCGACCAATTTCTCCTTCATTAGCCTTTTACATCTTGTCAGAACTACGTCTGTATCATCTACCTTGAAATGGTCACATAGTTCTTTGGTACTGTATGCTAAAGTGTAATCGATGCGAAGGAACTTCAAAATTTCGCCTGTCAGTTCGTCATGGGTATCCAGCTTCTTCTTTGCTTTCTCGAAATCCTCGCGTGTGATTGGGCTCATGCTGAATCACCTGATAAATGCTTACAACCAGCAGTTATAATTTTCTCATCCAGCAATAGTCCCACGAATAGTGCAAAGTCAGATATACGTCTCCAATGATATACTTCTTTGACAGGTTTTCCGTACATATCGATTACTCCAAGATCGCCTTCGTTCAACAACAATCCACGTTCATACTCTGAATCCTTATTCCGCTTGAAACTGCAAGTTTCGATACGCCATAGTTTTTCCTTTCCCATTTTACAATCTCCTAATTTCGTTCACCATTTTGATTTGTTTGTTCCGACAGAAATATATTCCTCTTTACCGAAATATATAATATGTGGGCCAGGCAGGCCTGTAGTCTGAACACTAACCCGTTCATTCTAATATCCTACCTGCAGGATTTTGCTTTCGTCCTACCCAATCGAAGTATACCTTTCCATGGAATGAGTTCCGTAACATTTTTACTGTATTGTATAACGGTATGAGATTTTCAGCTCTTACCTTCGCCTGTCCTTTCAACTGTGCGATTACAACTGCATTGTCGTTAAGGATTGTGATTGGACTTTCGGTAGGATAAAGTATCCCTAATTTGTGCATTGCCGCGATGATTGATTTGTATTCTGCTTCGAAATTTGTTGAGAACTCAATTTTCTCCACGTACGGTATTCCATTAATCATGTACGCTACATGTTTGGGACTCCCATCTGTATAGATAATCAACTTGAGAAACGCTCCGCATTTTCCGTGATACGCTTCAAGTTAATCAGGAACCGTCCAAAACAGCTTGCTTTGACTCTACAATACGGTCTTGCTGGACATGCACTACAAGTCTGAATCATCGCTGTCTCGACCATCTTTCTGCCTTGTTCCTTACTCACGAGTCAACACCCTATGTTTAAATGCATTGCTGAATAAGTCCTGATACTCTATCGGAATTGAGAGCACTTCTACGAATACTCGTATCGTAATCAACTTCTTTTCTTCCGCAAACTCCCAATCTGCTTGTACATATACCCTTCCGCTGCCTCCTCCACTGATATAATAGTCATCGTCTTTATCTTCCTCACTCCATTTAAGTAGTCTCACTTGAGTTCGTATTACCTTTGCTGCTCTCCGAAACGTAACATCCACCCAACGTTTGTTTCGTTTCCATCGCCAGCCCATTAGCTTGAATATCTCTTCGATTCGCTTCGCTGCTTTGAGTATCATTCGTCTTTCAAATCTAGTCAGCTTAACTTCACGCTTTTCCAAACGACTTACACCTCACTATAATTCCGTTCATTTCCTCGGTATATTTCACTTCACCACCGAGATTTTTCAGTCGAAATACACTTTGGCCATTCTTGTTACAAGCCCAGATTTTCACTTGTTTTTCATCTGCCTCGACAACAAGATTGACGAAGCCATATTCTCTTCGAACCAATTTACCACCTCCTATGGTTTTTGTTCGGAACAGACATCAAACTGATACAATCTCCTACTTCGATAATGTGATACCAAGGCTCGTCAGGACAAACCTCACATGCCCAAATATCATCTCCTCTGCTATGAAGCGCGTTACCACATTTCGGACAATACAATTCCATCAACTCACCTCCTTTATTTATTTATTTATTTATTTCACCCATTCTCTTTCTTTTCCGTAACCATGTAACAACTCGAGTATCTCAAGAAGACACTGTTCACTCTCCCACGCTGCGTCAACCCTGTGTTCTAACCTCATCCATCTAACATACACTCCATACCGACATTCGTCAAATGCTGGACATTCTTCACATCCCACACCAAGTTCATATTTGCGTTCACAGAATCCACAATGTCCAGGGTCTTCTTCTAAATATCCAGGGTCTTCATCTGGGAATAAATAAGCCA